ACGCTTGGTGTACTCCCTGCCGTTTTCGTTCGTCACAACGTCTTCGGCACCGAGGTCTTCGGCCCTGTCGAGCCGCTCCTCTGCCCATTCCATCACCTCCGTAAGCTCTTGATATTTAGCATCAAGGTCTTCCTTAGTGGTGATGTTGGCGTAAGGATTGTCTTTCACCTTAGCCTCGAATGAGGATTCCTCGCGCTTGGCAATCTCTGCTTTCAGAGCCTCCAGTTGTTCCTCCGCAGCTTTTCGTTTGGCAGTGAGTTCCCCAAATCGGGCCACAGCCTTGCTGCCGAGCTTCTGGGATAGCTCCTTAAGCTCCGCTTCACTCATGGATTCCAAATCGTAATCCTTTGAAAGAACCTTATGTTCCTCCACGGGCTTTGGTTCCTCTGAAGTTGGTGATGGCTCTTCTTGCTTCACCTCCTCCTTCGGTTCCTCAGGCTCGCTGGGAACTACCTCTTTGGCCTCTTCCTTCGGCTCTTCAGGCGGTTTTTGCGCCTTATTAGCCTCCGTAAAAGCCTTATACCGCATAGCGATTAGCTCGCTACTTGATATGTTTTTCGCCACAGGTTTTTGGTCGGCTCCTGCGTTAGCCGCTTGGACTTCGTTTGACATTATGGATGCCGTCTTTACGCCACGGGCATTGCGAAGCCCGTATTGTAAGGCATCCAGAAGTTAGCTCGGCAGTCCGTGCATCTTACGTATACCCCTTTTAATCAAAAGGTCTTGATAGTTACACAACGTAAGAATCTCATCATACACCTGAATCTTCCCGCTAATCTCGCGGAGACGACCTTCAGGCGCACGGGCAAGGCTGGATAGGGCTAAATCCCTCCCAGCCTGCACCCAGTCAAGGAAATCAAGAAACTGCTCCCGTTCCCCCAGAAACTTTACCTGCTCTTCTAGGGGATGCTTCTTGGTTCCGAATAGGTTCATTGATTGAGGGTTTGGGTTTCTACTCCACCCATCTGGGCGGGGGTTGTACCCAAACGACCAATCTCAGCGTTCTGCTGTTGGGTCAAGGCAAATTGGTATTGAGCCGTATACTTATCCAGACGGGTGCGAAAAGCCTCATCCTGCTGGAGGCGGGCCATAACATCAGGCTGGGTGACGTACTGACGGACAACCTCCAAGGCAATCTGCGCCCCGTTGGGACGAGCCCCCACTTCAATGCCAGCGTAAATCTTAGACAAGTCTTCCGTGACCAGCTTGACCACCTGCTGTTGAGCTTGTTCAGCCGGTTGCAGGAAGGCGTCAGCCATGATGGGATCAATCTGAGTCGCGCTCATTTCAAGCAGCGCATCCACATTGATACGACCATTCTTATCCAACTGCAACAAACTTACAAACTGGCCCAGACGACTCTCCACCGTCTCGGGATCGTTGTTCAACACATCAAAGCTAATCTTGATGTCAAAATCCTCATCGGGGTTACCCTTGTCAAACCGCATGGGATCAGCCACTCCCGTGACACGGAAGAACACCTGATCAGGGCCAAATCTCTGATAGGACTTGAAGCAAGCCTTAAGAACCTCCTGAGCATGGTTGAGGAACTTATTAACAAGGAATTGCTGGCGAATCTGACTAATTGGATTGGTAGCACTCAGCCCAACAATGTTGTCAGCCGCCTCAATCATCGTCTTCTCCATCTCAATGGAGCCCGGATTGTAGGGAGGAGTAGGACCAAAGCTAATCTCACCCGCACGACGGACAGGAATGAAACGTCCCGGACCCCAATCAGTCGGGGGATTGCCCGGCTGGTGCATGATGGGAGGGAGGGTAGCTAGGCTATTACGGTCAATACGGCTGTCACGTTCAGCCTTCACCTGATCCTGCGGACCCTTCAGAACGTCCGTAAAGGTTTGCACCTCGTACATCCGCTTGCTATCCTCAGACAGACGGGTAACAACAAAGGGATAGTCGTTGTATCCGTTCAGAAGCTCATACTTGGCGTAGGGCTTGATATCTCCCTGCCCAGTGAACTTAGGGTGGAAAACCGTGATGTAGATGCCTTCCGATCCATCCTCAGGATCAATCAGACGGTTAAATCCGTAAACAACCTCCACAAGCTCGCTAGCGTCATACTGCTGGCGATAGCGGGTATAGGAGTATCCACGGGTTCCGTACACACTCTCCATGTTGTAGGTGTTTACACCACGGAAGTTTTTCACAACGTACTCACACCACTCCATATCCCATCCATCTGAAGCAACGCGGGACAAGACTTCCTGAACGGAGAGGAAGGTGCGGTAGAAAACAAAAGGAGCCCGCTGAGGATCGATGCAATAAGAAGGGAAGAACACGTCCCCATCAGGAGCGCAGGTCTGGACAAAGGGACGATCAACGGAAAGGCGGCTTACAGGGATTTCCCCCACTCCCTTGTCGCGAAGGTCTTTCAAAGCCTTCTTGGCTTTCTTATCAATTAGATCGGGATAGACAGCCTTGAGCATCTTGATGATGTCCTCATCATTCTGCCCCTCAATGATGAGCTTGGCCAATTCAGGAGAGTTGGCCGCAATCTGTTGCAAATCAATCTTCTGTAGATACTTCTTCTCCATCCGTTCCCAACCAACGTAGGTGATCATCAACCCACGCTCCAAAAGGTAGTTGGCTCCCAGTTCCATCTCCTGACGGAAACGCTGGATGTAGGAAGACCGCATCCACTTGATGAACGCACTAACCACCCTAGCCCGTCCAGAGTCCGACATCTCCACCGGATAGGCGCGGATGTTGGCCCGCTCCAAAGCCGACATGAAGATGGAGACGTAGTTATTGATACGCTCATCAATCAAACGAGCTTCCGTATCAGAAGCCCCATCCCAAGGAAACGCATCAGCCCCATGCTTCCGTAGGTCGGAAGACTTACCGGGCCAATAACACCGCCTACCGTCACCACTACTTACGCACTGATCGAAGTAGGTGGAGAGTTCCGTAAGGGTCCGGTTGTACGCGCCAACAAGCGCAACGACATCGGGACCGTCATCATCAACGAAAGTTAAGGTCTGTTGCTGCTTGGTTTGGAGCATGATTTAGCGCGGGAGATTGCGTTCTTTATAATACCACAAACGTACTCCTGCGTGCGTCCGATACGGTCTGCAAGCTCATCAGGGAACATTTCTTCCGTAATTTTGCCCGCCAACCTCTTTTCGTACTCGTAACGAATCAGCCTGTCGGAATGCTGGATGAGCCAACGATTGTTCGTTGTCTCGTCAATGAGGTTGGTTTTCGACATACCGATAGGTGGTTCCGACATTGTCGCTAATAGCCTCAATCAGAACCTGTTTACCAACCAGCTTGTTGGTTAGGCGGCGGGGGATGATGGCGGGAATCTTCCCCATATCCTTTCCAATGGCCTGACAATAAATCCACTGTGGGTTCCTTGCTTGTTGCAACACTTTGACAACAAACACACTCTCCTGTTTAGGGGACTCAGGCTCCACCTTTTCGATTTTCTTCAGCTTCTTCAATAGCCACCTCGGTTGGTTTTGGTTGTTCTCATGGCATCCTCGCTTACGTGACAAGCGGGACTCACCGCCAAATAGCGAATAACATCAATGGGGTCTTTCCACGCCTCGTCCTGCCCGCCTTCGGCTGTGTACTCCTGTAAAGCTGAGATGATGTTCTGACATCTATCTGAGATGTAAAAGTGGGGTCTGTTTACAGAGTCAATAGGAAACTTCCTATTGTAAGCCATTTTGCTTTGTAAGGCTTGCAACCCGTCCTCAATGTCAATGCCGGGAGCTGGGATGAAGGTGAGCCCATTATCCGCAAGGTCTTCTATAATGGACGATGCGCCGTCTTGTGTCTGGTATTTGGCTGCGCCTAGACGAGGGTCGATGAGTCGTTCAAAGATGGTGTCCTTGGTTTCAGACTCCATACTAGTAATTAATTCGACATAGTCTTTTATTCCGTAACCAAGACCCTTGGACCCTTCTCCCCCAATCCACTTACCTCCATGCCATCTGGCCCAATCCCCCACATTAACGTCGGGCCATTCGCGATAGACATACCAAGTCTCCGATTCATCAATAGCCACCCAAGCCATGAACCAATTCTTCCTGCCAGCAGGGTCCAAGATCATGTACTTGGTCTTCCCCTTCAGATCAATCTTGTCGTGAGGCAGAACATTAACCTCACGCGAGAAGTTGGGGAACTTGGTGCTTACCGATTTCGTAGCAATGCCATAAGCACGTGTAAGGATTTCATTTTCCGGTCTTCCTGCCAAGTCTTTGGAGATACGGTCGTAACCACCGAAGGGGTTGTCCCTACTGTGGAAGTAGATGATGCCTGCGTCTCGGTTTTTGGAACGCTGTAGATATGGCAC